AAACGCTTTCTTATCAAAGCAGATTTGGCTTTTGCCCTCGGCTCGATGGCATTCAAGCCCTATGTTTCCGGAAAGAAAATTCTTGTCGATATGATTCGGGCGGACAGGTTCGCACCGACTGCCTTCGACAGCTCCGGTCAGGCAACTGCCGCCGTGTTTCTGTCAAGAAAAGTTATCGGCAGAAATTATTATACCCGTCTCGAAACGCATACGTTTCATGCTGAAAATCAGACCTATACGGTAGAAAACAAGGCATATTTTTCATTTTCTCCGGATTCGCTCGGCACGGAATGCAGTCTGCAAAGCGTTTCCGGCTGGGAAAATTTACAGGAAATCCAAACTATCAAGAATATTGAAAAACCTCTGTTTGCTGTCTATCAGAATCCGGCAGCGAATACAATCGACCCTGATTCTCCTGTTGGTCTTTCCTGCTTCGCCCATGCCGGAGAACTCATTCAGGAAGCTAATGACCAGTGGGGCAGAATCCAGTGGGAATTCAAAGGAACAGAGCTCGCTGTCGATGCAAGACAAGACCTGTTCCGCCGTGATGAAACCGGAAACCGCCCTGACCTGCCTGTCGGTAATAAAAGACTGTTCCGGAAATATGCCATCAATCCGGAAGACAGGCTTTCCGATGCCTTGCAGACTTTCTCCCCGAATATCCGTGATGTCTCTTTGTTCAATGGTCTGAATCATATCTTTCAGCGGATTGAATTCAATGTCGGTCTGGCTTACGGCACTCTGTCCAATCCGGCTGACATCGAAAAAACTGCCGAAGAAATCAGAAGTTCCAAACAAAGAAGCTATGTGCAGGTCAGCAAGATGCAGTCCGCCTTGCAGGAAACTTTTGAAAATCTTGTCTATGCAATGAGCGTTTATGCTTCTTTGTATGAACTCGATTCTGCACAGAATCCGGAGCTGTCCTGCACATGGGGCGATTCCGTTCTCGAAGATACCGACAAAGAATTCCAGAGACAGTTTCAGCTTGTCGCAGGCGGAAACCTGAAACCGGAAAAGCTCCTTGCATGGTATTTCAATATCACGGAGCAGAAAGCAGTTTCAGAATATCTTCCGCAAAAATCTGACGATAACGGCTTGTTCAGCGGCGGTGCATGATGAGAAGGGACTATGAACCTGATGTGAGTCAGATTCTGGCTCTGTATCAGCAGCTCGAAGATGATATTCTTGCTTCTATGACAAAGCGTATGCTGAAAATGGGCTATGTTTCGGAATCGACAAAGTATCAGGCGGAAATTTTGCAGTCTGCCGGTCTGCTCCGTGAGGATGTCGCTCAGATGATTGCCCAGAGAACGGATGCTTCTGTTCAGCAGGTCAGAGCCCTGTTTGAAGATGCCGGAGTCGAAACAGTCAGAATCGACAACGAAATCTACAGGGAAGCCGGTGTTCTGCCGATTGATATTCGTCAGGATGAAGGCATGAGAAATCTGCTCGAAGAAGGTTATCGCCGGACACTCGGCACGATGCAGAACCTTGTCGGCACAACAGCAGCACAGACAGAACAGCAGTTCATTTCCGCTTGTGACAGGGCATATATGCAGGTCAGCTCCGGTGCATTCAGCTATCAGGAAGCAATTATGACAGCGGTCAGAGGATTTGCCGATGTCGGTGCAGAAGTCGTTTATCCGTCCGGTCATCGTGACAAGCTTGATGTCGCTGTCCGCCGTGCAGTTCTGACGGGTGTCGGTCAGGCAACTGCTGCTGTTTCTTTGAAACACGCCGATGAAGCAGGCTGTGACCTGATGGAACTGTCAGCACATTCCGGTGCAAGACCTGACCATGCAGAATGGCAGGGGCAGCTTGTCAGCAGAACCGGAAAAAACGCAGGCAGAACAATTGACGGTCTGCATGTCTATTCGCTCGACCAAATCGGCTACGGAACAGGCAGAGGCTTTAAAGGCTGGAACTGCCGGCATAACTGGTATCCGTATTATGAAGGCTTTTCCAAGCCGAACTACACGAAACAGCAGATTGCCGCACTCAATGCGAAAAATATTCCGTATAACGGGCAGATGTACTCCGAATATGAAATTTCGCAGATGCAGAGAACGGCAGAACGAAAAATCCGGAAACTGAAACGCCGTCTGATTACCGCACGGGAGAGCATTAAAAACGCTCCTGACGATGCAACAAGGGCATCAGCGCAGAATTACTATAACCGGAACGCTGTCAAGCTGAAAGATGCTGAAAAGCAGCTCCGTGACTTCTGCAATCAGACAGGTCAATGGAACGACAAGTTCAGGACACAGGTCAGTGGATTCGGACAAAGTGAAGCACAGAAAGCTGTCTGGGCGAACAGAAAATATCAGCAAATCAAAAATTCTACTGCTCCTAAGTCTTCCGGAACTCCGCAGAATCCCTTGACAAATCAAGCCGGAAGTGGTACAATAAAGGTAGTACCAATGAATAGAGCAAAAACAAGAAAGCGAGAGGGGATTAAACCAATTTCTGATGATTTGTTCCGTAAGCTGACGATTGAAGCTTTGAAAAATGGTGCTATTATTATGAGAGGTGGAGAAGAAATAGAATCTCATCTTGATAAAATGGGAGCTGATGCTTCTACATTACATGATGTGCTATTTTTCAGGGAAGAAGTTTGTATTAGTGAAGTTATAGAAGAAACTTATCATTTTAAGCAAAATATGCAAGGAATGAACGATGATAAAGGTGAGCCTTTGCGAACAATTCTTAATGAAATTGATGCAAAGCAATACATGCTGAACAATGCAAGAAAATTAAGAATCCCTCGTTCTGAATTGGAACTAACAAAGCAACATTTAATAGAATATCAGAAACAACTGCAAGAATATTTAGAAGGTGAAAAAAATGAGTAAAGTAATTGATGAAATAAAAATAAATAGGAAAAATGATAAAGCATACACAATACTAATTTTAGATTCTATACCGAAGAAAAAATATAATAAATTTTTGATAAAAGGGGAAGAGTATACCCCTCTTGAAATTTATGATGCAAAAAATTGTATTGGAATTATCAGCAATGAAAATTTTATTGGAGAAACAGTTGAATTTATATAATAGAGGTGAATAAATGCAACCTACCAGCCAGAATAAAGAAAAATTTGAAGATTATGACGAATTTGTCGAAAAATTCAAGCCGAAGAAAACAACAGATGACTGCTATACTCCGCCAATTGTCTATGAAGCTGTTGCAGACTGGACAGCGAATGAGTACGGGCTGAACCGTGCGGACTTCTGCCGACCGTTCTATCCTGGCGGAGATTATCAGAATTTTGATTATGCCGGAAAAATTGTCGTTGACAATCCGCCATTTTCTATTTTGATGCAGATTATCAGATTTTACTGTGAAAAGAAAATTCCTTTTCTGCTGTTCGCTCCTACGCTTGTGGCATTAACACGGGCTTCTGATTTTTGTACTGCTTTACCTGTCGGGGCAGACATTACCTATGAGAACGGGGCTTGCATTTGTACTTCTTTCGTTACAAATTTAGAGCCGCATGAAATCAGAATGAAAACTGCTCCGTCATTGTATGAAGCTGTAAAAAAGGCAGACGATGCCAACAGAAAAGAAAAGTACAAACAGCTTCCAAAATACAGTTATCCGCTTGAAGTAGTCACTTCTGCCGCAATTTATCCTTACAGCAAATACGGTATTGAATTTGTGATACCACGAAATGAAAGCGTGAGAATTTCGGCACTTGATGCACAGAGGAAGCTGAAAAAAGCTATTTTCGGGTGCAGACTGCTTTGTTCTGACAATGTGACGGCTGAACGTGAGAAAGCTGAACGTGAGAAAGCTGAACGTGAGAAAGCTGAACGTGAGAAAGCTGAACGCTTTGAACTTAGCAAACAAGAAAAGCAAACTATAAAAGAATTATCAGCCAATGCACCCACAGAGGTGTAATTTTTATACCCTTTGAAACCGCCTAAGCAGGGCAGTTTTCTCATGCCTGAAAGGAGAAAAGCATGGAAAATTACAGAATTCCCATTATCAAAGAAAATAATTTTCTGATATATGTGTGCTGGCTTCTCAGCAGAAAGCATTACGGAAAAAATAAAAAATATCGTAAAAAAGGCTGAACAGCCTTATTTTTATACCCGAAAGGAGAATTTTCATGTATAAAGAAATTCTGAAAGAACAACTGGAAAAATTGCAGAACTGGCAGAGAAAAACGGCTTTTACTTCTGATGAACTTATCCGGTTCAGCACCATGATTCAGGAAACAGCCGGAAAACTGCAAGCTGTAGAAGATGCTGAGTCAATTCCGTTGGAACAGCCGCAGAAAATCGAAATCACGCTTGACGGAACTAAGATTGCAGAAGCTTTGAACGCTATTCCGAAAGAAGAACTTCTGGAAGATTTCTCAACGGAAGAACTTGTCAGAGAACTCGAAAAGCGTGGGGCGGCGAACATTCACCGGACGGATGATAAGAATCTGTTCGTGTTTACCGGAAATTTTTACACTGATTAAATACCGTTAAAACAGGCTTTTAAGCCTTATTTTTATTTCAAAAAAAGGAGAGTTTTTTCTATGGCAGAAGAAATCAAAGACACCGAAATCAAACAGGAACAGCCGGAAACTCTGGCAGAGAAAACCTATTCCGAAGCGGATTATAATGCTCTGAAAGTCCAGCTCGATGAAGCAAATCAGGCAATTCAGAGCTTCAAGGATATGGACATTGACGGCATCAAGAAATCCGCTGACGAATGGAAACAGAAAGCTGAAGCCCTCGAACAGGCTCAGAAAGAACGGGATTATTCCGATAAGCTCGACAAGTTCGTTCAGAGTCAGAACATGAAGAATGCCATCTATGCGGCATATCTGAAAGGTCTGCTGAAAGATGCTGAACTCAAATTCGATAAGGACGGTTCTCTCATCGGCGGTGCAGATATTGTGCAGAAGCTGAAAGAATCCTGTCCGGATGCATTCGCCAGCGACAAGCCAAAACCCGAATTTGTCGGCAGTACGTCCGGCAATACTGTCAAAACTCCCGATGATGATGCTATCCGCAGAATCATGGGGCTGAAATAAGGAGGAAATTCTATGCCGAATACTATTACGCTCATCAACAAATATATCGCTCTGCTGGATGAAGTCTACAAGCAGAGTACCCTGACCGCTGACCTCGAAGCCGCTCCCGAACGTATCCGTCAGGGAAACAATGCCCGTCAGATTCTGTTCCCGAAAATGAGCCTTGACGGTCTGGCGGACTATTCCAGAAATTCCGGCTATGTTGACGGCAGCGAGACCCTGACATGGGAAACAAAGGAATTCAACTACGACAGAGGCAGAAAATTTATTGTCGATGCCATGGACGATGAGGAAACCGCCGGTATTTCCTTCGGAATGCTGTCTTCTGAGTTTATCAGAACGAAAGTTGTTCCGGAGCTGGATGCATGGAGATTTGCAAGCTATGCCGCAAAAGCAGGAACAAAAGCCACTAATCAGACGTATTCCACCGGTGACGGCATTCTTGCCGCCCTGACCGCCGCCAATACTACTCTTGACGAAGCGGAAGTCACTCCGGAAGGCAGATATTTATTCATTACCCCGACACTGTACAATCTGATTGCTGCTGTGGAAACTTACAAATCCAAAGCCATGCTCGACAGCTATGCCAAAATTGTAAAAGTACCGCAGTCAAGATTCTATTCTGCAATCGACCTGCTGGACGGCAAAACTTCCGGCGAAGAAGCAGGGCATTATACAAAAGCTTCCGCCGGAAAGAATCTTAATTTTATGATTATCCAGAAAGACGCTCCGGTTCAGTTCACCAAGCACAATGTGACAAAAGTCATCAGTCCGGAGCAGAACCAGAATGCAGATGCATGGGCATTCTTCTACCGTGCCTACGGCATTACGGACGTTTTCGACAACAAACAGAACGGCATTTATGTTTCTGTTGCTGCGACCTGATACGGAGGTGATTTCATGAAAACTGTCGGTCTGACATTTCCGGAGGAAAAGAAAAAGTCTGTCAAACAGGAAAAACCACCGGAAAAAGAAAAGAGGGCATAAATGGCTTACGCAGATTTTGCATTTTATCAGGAAAGCTTCTTCGGTACAGCAATAACAGATTCACAAGTGTTCCGTCAGGCGGCGGAACGTGCTTCTGAATACATGGATATGGTTACTTTTGACAGGCTCTGCACCGGAATCCCGGCAGAATATGAAGACAAAGTCAGAAAGTGCTGCTGTGCAGCTGCCGAAGCAATTCACCTGTATCAGCCTGAAAAAGATACCGATGCTGATGCAGATTCCGTCAGACCGAAAACACAGGAAACCATCGGAGCCTACAGTGTTTCCTACGGCAGTGTTTCCGGTACTCTGTCAGCACTTCTGAATGGTGAAACTGCCGGACTGGAAGACTATCTGCAAAGCATCTGCATGAAGTATTTAGGCACGTCCGGACTGCTTTACAGGGGGAATGACTGATGTACACCAATCAGGATTTCTGCACTGTCTACGAAAAAACTGTTGACAGCGAAACCCGTATGGAAGCATATATCCGGCATCTGATTCCGGATATTTACTGGCAGAAGCAGACAGGTGAAAAAAACGGCGGCAAATCCAGTCCGCCGGAAGATTCCGTGCTGTGCGTGATACCTGCCGGTTCTCTGTCGGATTATCTTCCGAAACGGGGCGATTTGCTTGTCTGCGGCATCTGCACGGAAACGATTCCGAATGAAGAACACTTCACAGTCACAAATGTGAAAAAATTCCTGTACGGCTCAAAAAGTGTACAGCATATTGAGGTGACAGCGGTATGACGAAATTCAAAGTGAAAGCTAATCTTTCCGGCATTCAGGCGAAATCACCGGAATTCAGAAAGAAAGCCGTCACATATGTCGCTGATGAACTGCTGAAAAAATGTGACCCGTATGTGCCGTTCCGGACAGGTATGCTCCGTGATTCCGGAATTGCACATTCTGTTCCGGAACAGGGGCGGCTTATCTGGAAAACGCCGTATGCCAAAAATCAGTGGGAATACGGCAAATCGAGAGGTCTCCGCGGAAAATTATGGGCGAAGCGTGCATGGCTCGATAACCGCAAATATATTCTCAGCAATGCAAAATATATCGCTGTCGGAAAGGAGAAGCCATGACACTGATTCAGGCAGTCCGCGAATATATCATGACCTGTCCTCTGCTGAAAAACGGCGTGATTCTGGGTGTTGACAAACTCGGTGCAGAAGTCGGATATACGATTGACACGATTCCGCACAATCCGATAATTAAAAAATACACCGACGGCGGCAGCAGAAGACAGTTCCAGTTTGTATTTGCAAGCCGTGAAAAATACGGCGAACAGGTACTCGAAAATCTTTCCAATTCCGGATTTTACGAACAGTTTTCCGAATGGCTCGAACGGAACAACTGTCAGAAAATTTTTCCGGATTTGGGCGATTACCGCACGCCTTACGGAATTGAAGTTCTTTCCAGCGGCTATGTCTATGATGCGGAAGACAATACTGCAAGGTATCAGATACAATTAAACCTGATTTATTATCAGGACAGGAGGTATTTCAATGGGTAAGAATCTGAGCAATTCAGAACTTGTGATGCGTACCGGGAAGCTTGCATTCTACAAAGTGCCGGAAGATACGGCATATACCAGAATGGAAGGCTTTACGGATATGTCCACAAGCAAGAACGCAAAAGAATACAGCCGTCAGTATGTGGACGAAGAGACAGAACGCACCGATACGACAGGCTATGCAACCTCGACAGCATACGCCCTTGACAGATATGACGGCAACAAGGTGATTGATGATATTGTCGCAATCCATGAAGATGAAAAAATCGGTCAGGACGCTGTGCGTTCCATTATTCAGGTCGATATGACAACTGCTGAACACGTTTCCGGAACAATGTGGAAAGCAAAAGGCAAGCTCCGTGATTATACAGTCGTTCCGGATTCTGACGGCAATACGACAGACTGTATGACATATTCCGGTACTTTCAAGGCAAGGGGCGAAGTGGAAGAAGTTACTATCACCACTTCTGATAATTTTCAGACAATTCTTGTTCCGGGAGAAGAAAATTCGCCGCTGCTGGAAAGTCTTTCTGTTACCAGCACAAGCGGAAGCATCGCACTTTCTCCGGCATTCAGCAGCAATACGAAGACTTACGGTATTTCTGTATCAGGCAACATTTTTGTTCTGGCATCGCCGCAGTCTGACAGCTGTAATGTCAGCGTGCTGTACAACGGCGTGACAACCCGTGCAAACGGAAAATCCGTCACCTGTGCGGATGTGACCTCTGGCGACAAGATTTATATCATTGTCGACAACGGCAGCACAGAAGCAGATTCTACATCTACTTACACAATCAGTGTTTCCTGATAAGAAAGGAGAATTTTCATGGATAATCTGACCATCTGGCACATCAACAGTCAGGAGCTGGAATTTGACATCACGGAAGCAGAATCTTCCGAACGCTATGAAACAGCTCTGGAAAATTTGCGGAAAGATATTCCGAAAGTAAAGCCTTCCGGCATTGCCACAAGCACATTTATCCGTGCTTACTGCAAGGCGCAGAGAAAGCTCTATGACAGCATCTTCGGAGAAGGCACTGCCGAAAAGATTTTTGACGGCATTCCGGAAAGTATTCGCAGATATAACGCCGTCTATGCAAGTTTTCTTGGATTTGTCGGAATGCAGACAAGCACAATGAGAGATGAGATTGACGAAATCGAAAAGAAGTATCTGCCTGAAAAAGAAACGAAAGGCAGAGCCAAGAAATGAATCTGTTCTACGAAGAACTGCCGGACAGCGTGACTGTTGCAGGCAGTTCTTATCAGATTTACACGAATTTCCGTGACTGGCTGAAATTCTTCGATTTGCAGGAAGATGCAAAGATTTCTCAGCGTAATAAGATTCTGCTGATGTTCCGGTG